CAGCATTTACTATGGATTTTATTGTGCTTTCCGGCATTGGAGATGCCTGAGGCGTTGTAGTTCTTGTGTTCGCGCCTTCACTGTGAAAGATCTCAGCCACAACCCGCGCATTGGTAGGCTTGGTGGGGTCAATGGGCTCCATAACTATTTTGGATTTTCTATACTGAACCTGTTGCGCCTTGGTGGTTTCAACTTTTTCCCAGCTAATTGCCCTTTGTCGTTCAGCTCGTTCCCATGCCTCATATTTAGCCGAACAACCGGCTAGTAGGAAGCAAACTAGGGCTGTGATAAATAGCTTTTGCATTTGGGTTCCCTTAAGGTGGCGATGGAACCACCACCACCACCTTGTGTTGTTAGGCTAGAGCATTTAGGGCCATAAACAGTTTGGTGACCACAGGATCTCTCAAGACCTGAGTGTTGCCGGTTGTATCGTTGAATCTCACACCGCCATCTCGCAATCTTACCAGGCTTAGAGTTGCGGTGGAGAAGTCTGGAACATTGTGTGAGATTTCTTTACAGGTCCAGACAGCCGTACCATCTTCCACCGTCTCGTCAACGGTAGTGGGCCAGGTAGGTTCAGTCGTTACGGTGGTTCCCGCTGTAGAACATTCATAGTAGAATCCGTTAGCTACACTCGGTTTAACTACAGCTCCCTGAGTGTAAGCTGTCTCAGCCGCCCAACCATTTAAGAGTGCAAGGGCGGTGTTGACGGCGCTATTAATCTCCGTTGTAAAATCACTGGATATATCAGTGGCTACGGTGGTCTTGGTTAAGGTCAGGGATGTAACAGGCGTAAAAGCACCAGTCACGTCAGACATCACATTCTCCTCTGTATTGAGAGATAATTGTTGACTTATAGGTTTCTATAGGGTTAGTATTGAAAGTTTAATGGTGAGCCTATTTGGGGCCTTCTCGTAGATTTCCTAGACCATGCTTGGCCCAGGCAACCACAAATCCTAAATTTGACCACACCCTGTCTACAATATCACTCACACAGGCTCGTACACCTATCTCGTGGTCATAGTTGGCTGGATTTATACATGAGGACATAGCGTGTTCTTCAAACCCATTCAGGAGATAAGCACAAACCCAGGTGGTTTTCTCACTAAGTTTGTCTGACTCCTTGTCGATGATAAATCTTTGCACATCTTCGTAAGATACTCTGTCCGCTGCTTCCAGTTCAAAGTAGGCTTTATCAAAGACATCTTTCGGACACCAGCTTTTGTAGTTGTCTTCGTAGATCACCAAGTAACCTGGTTCACCATTTTTATCTATAGGAGTCGCCTGTACCTGCTTGACTCCGACATATGTTTTCATCTGTGTATCCAATTCGCTTCAGAGATCGAAGGCGGCAGTCCTAACACCAGAGAGTCTAACGACTGACTTGTAGTGCCTTCAAATATAGCCAGTTCTTGGTCAAGGAGTTCCTGCCGTCTGTTGTTGATTTGCTGGTCAGCGTCTGCTCCCATTTGCTCTACCCAGTAGGCCACAGCTCCTGCTAAGGCGTCAAGGCGGTCATCATGAATTAATGCACCTCTTTCTTTAGTGATTCTAGTCATCTGATAACAGAGCTGGTAGTTAAGAGCTTGTTCAGGAGGCAGATGTTGGGTGCTCTCATAGTCCTGGCGTATCACGTTGCGATCAATTACCAGCTTGTGTTGGTTCATGACCGGTTCCAGGGTGTCTATGATCCTGAGTTCTTTTTGTTTATTGTGTCTTACTTCTTCCATCGTCACTGGGTAGATCTTGGTGAGGTACGGTTCCAAGAGTTTGTTGAACATTCCGTCACCAAAGTTTGACTCGATTAGGAGGAGGTTTACACTGTGGTTTTTAGCTATCTGACATAGACGTTTGAGGTTTATTTCATCATAGCCGCCCTGCATTCCACCGCATGAAGTGACAAAGAGTTGGCCATTTAACATCTTAACTACGGCATAGGAGAGTTCGTCGGCTCCTCTACCGGATGGATCAACAAACATTGTTGACCCTTGGTAGGGAATCCAATCCCCTATGGTTTCCATTGGTCGGTAAAACCTGTCCGAATTCAGACCAACATTGGGTAGGTCCGCTATGATTAATCTAGGATCTGAACTCCAGATTATTTTTTCTGGAGCCCTCTCCAGGTCTAAGTCCATAATGACCAGATCTCGTAGTTTAAGAGGGAACCTGTTGGCGTCGGATAGGGAAATATCAAGCATAAACTGACGGGCAAAGCCGGAACGACCGTAGGATGCTTCACGCTCCATAAGATCAATTTCGTTAAACCTTTTAGGGTCAGTAGGTTCACCAGGTTTATGTCCTTTTGCTATCCTATCCAGAACAAAAGGAGCCAGACTGTTGCCGTAGCTTAGGATTTGATCTTCATTGGGATATTTGGCAGGCCAGATACGTTTTTCATAGCCACGTTGTGGGAGCATATTGTAGATGGTATCTTCTGTTTGCGGTGTACCGAGAAAGGTTATGGTCCCCCCCGGTTTGAGGATGGCATCAAATTCCTTAATAGTCTCGGCCAGCTTTTCCCGTTTTAGTTGTGTTTCTGAGTTGTTGAGAACTTCAACGTCATCGGCGATAATCTCGTCGGCACGGGAGCCGGTCATCATACCGAAGATGCCCACAGACTTCACTGAAGGAGAGTGGTCCGCTTGGGCAGGAGCTACATCAAAAGCTACCATGGATTCTCTCTGGTCGGGCCTCGGCCTCAAACACTGTAGAACAGGCATCTCGTAGATAAGGCGCATGGTGAAGCTACTGAAAGCATCTGAGCGGTCTTTAGAGGCGGACACAACCAGGAAGTTTAATTGTGGGTCAATTCTCAATCTCCAGACCACATATGCTGATGTGATCCAGCTTTTACCTACACCACGGAATGCTTCGATAATTTTTCTGCGAGGCCCATACATTAGGTAGTAAGCAATATCAAGTTGAACAGGGGTTGGTTCTGGAAGATTGAGAAATTTCCAAACTAGGTAGAGGAACTTCCTGAAGTCATAGAAGGCCTCAGGAAGTTTCGGTGTTTCTATCACTGCATTGCCGCTTCATCGGGGTCAAATTCCTCCAGGGCCTCACTAAGTTGCTGGAGTTCGTTGCTGAATTCAGCGGATGCTTCTATTCCATTATCTTTGAGGAACTGACGGGCTACACCTAGAATTTGTCCAGATACGTCTCCGCCGGAGATCATCTTAGTCAAGGTCTGGGCTAAGAGTTTGTGTAGCCCAGCCATCACATCGACAGTCGCTGCATTTTTAGACATGTTTTATTTCCAGAAATAAGGAAGAAGGGAGATAAAGGTGGGTACTCCGAAGACCACCAGGGAACCAATTACTACTAATTTAGTGCGTAGAATAGTGTGGGCTATATCTTGTTGAGCGTTACGCGATTTTAGTTCGTCAACATCTTCTTCGAGGGTTTTAAAACGACTAAGATATTCATTACGACTTGCTATCAAAGTTGTGACAAGGCCTTCAAGGCGTCCCAGGCTCATCAGGATTTGGTCTTCTCGGTTCAATTCAGATTTGGTTTCAGGATGTTGTTCCATATTAGGTAGGCCAATGAATCCACCCAAAGGCCCTAACAAACCAGTAGTAGATGTTGGCCCAGGTTGGATATCCGGCTTTCTCCATACATTCTTTTAGTTTTAAGTCATGAAATTTTCGCCATTCAAGAGTGCCTCCCTCGATATAGGCAACATCGTGCTCGTCGCAACAATATTCCCAGGGCGGTCCTTTTCTGGTGAACCGCTTCCAAAGCCATGACTGTAACCCACTACAGCCGTCAGATTTTTCTTGTTTCATTAGCAGACGTGTGTCCAGATTTTGTTTTCAACATGGAGGGGAGTTCCGTAGACATTGTTCCATCCACCGTTTATGGGGCCGGTGATTAGTCCTTGATTTTTGACATCAAATATCTTGATTGATCCAAAATTTTGAGTTGATCCACCGCCTCCTTGAGTTATGCAGGTTCCGGTCATTTTAATACCAAAAGGACCAGTACAAATTAGAGCAATACCACCACCTGCACCAATACCGCTGATGCCTCCACGACCGCCGTCCGAGGATTCACAACCACTGTGTGCTCCTCCTAGTCCGTGAAGGGAAGATCCAGTTGAACTAGTGGTGGAGCCACCATATCCACCATTGCCTCCGCACCATCCATCGGCGGCAGCGCCGTTGGCCGCATTGTCTGTTGAATTAGCTGTTCCACTGGCGTTAAGTGTCCCTGTAATGACTAAGGATTGAGAGGCGACGAGTTTTATTGATCCACCTCCCGGATTGCCTGCGCCCCCACCGCCGCCTCCACCGCCGCCATGATATGACATTGTTATTCCTTTCTATTGGTGGTTAAACACATTCATCACCATAACCACCTCCACCTCCACCGCCCGCACCTCCACCGCTTCCCATGTAGATGGTTTCATCTGTGGAAGAATCGCCGTTTTCGGCGGTTCCACGGTAACCTCCTGGTCCGCCACTACTGCCAATACCTCCGTGTCCACCTGGAGAAGTGTCGCCTGCGCCATATATTCCGTAGGCCCCGCCATAAGGTCCAGCACCAGCGCTCCCAGCGCCTCCTCGGCCTCCTGACCTGTTTGAATTAGATGCGCCGTAGTATCCATCAGATGCGCCTCTATTTGCGTATCCGCCCCTTGCCGTATTGGCATCACAGTCATAGCCGGAAGTGCCGCCTTTACCTCCACCTCCTCCCGCGCCGCCTCCATATCCAGACCCAACCGCTGAAATACTCCCCTCAATAAGGATATTAAGAGCATGGACTTCTAATTGTCCATAGTTGGTTCCATCATAATTTTTTACATATACAGTAATTCCAGGTGGTACGTAAAAAAGATTCAGATTAGAAATAACACCATAGACGACATCTCCGTCAGATAAAACTAAATCTCCACCATTTTGTATTCCGGTATATGTAGACATTACTCTGTATCCGGTATGCGATACCATACTTCTTCTAAAGTAATATCTGGATCATATATTTCAAGATCTGTTAAGGGAATACTTAAAGATTCAATACTTTCTGGGCTGGTTTCTGTAGTTATGATCTGTTTTGTCTTAACTCGTCTAATAAATACTTGCTCAATCCATTTCCATATGTCTTGAATTTTTTGTAAACGTGTATTTAAAATCGCTGATTCTTCTTCTGTTGGGTTTCCGTTGTGGAGTTGTTCTAATATACCTATAGTGCTTGCGACCATAGCTATTAATCCTAGTAGATTGTAGCGCACATTACCATCAGATTTTCGTCTAATAAAAAGATCAATGCTTTGGTCTATTTCATCTACTTTTTCTACTTGAATTACTTCTAATGTTCTAGGAGGTTTTAATGTTTCGATATCAATTTCTTGATCAATAACATCGCCTAATGTGGGGGGAATAGGTGGATTTTCTATATTATCTATTATTTCTTCAGAGTGTTCTGCTATTCCTTTATAAATATCATTTTTACTCATAAGAGGATGAAAATTTACTTTGGGAGATGCAATTATTTTACCATCTTTTATGATGTCCCAATAAACGTAAACACCGTTAGAATTTGAATATGTTTCTTTAATTTTTACTTTGGACATACTATCCTTCTTTTATTTTTACATATCCAGTAAGATCAACGGGCGTACCGGAATCTATTGACACAACGCTAATATAAAATAAATTAGCACTACTACATGCAACTGAAACTGTTTCAGTGTAAGTAATCCCATTTACAGAACTTACTCCCACCGAGTTTTCGTAGATATTTAAACCACTTTTTTCTATTTTTATTGTTGCTGCCGCTGTGCCCTGTACTGACGCACATACTTCGACTATTGTCCCAGAAACTCCTGAAATCACATCTAAGAATCGTGTTGCTGGAACCAAGGCACCCATGGCTGAGAAACGTAAAATGTGATATTTTTCTATGGATTCTATTTCTGAAGATAGTGCAATATTGGCGGCTTCTAGTGTTGTTATATCTTCGGCGGTTGCCAATGTGGTGCTTACTTCGCCGTTAGAAATTAGTTCAATAGTGTCTGGAGAATCTGTACGAATATGTATGGTATCACCGGCTGGGAGTCTATCTAATTCGGTTCCCCTACTGACGATAAGACTGCCATAAGAGTCGTGGGTATGATCAAGGGGCGCTTTACCGTCTATTGCGTTTGTCACCCACGCTTGAAGATACGCCACGGCGGTGTCTACATATTCTTCAGAATCGGTGTTGTTGTCGAGACCCTCTTGAACTACATAAAGCATTTGAAGAGCGTTTGTGTCTAAGTCTTCTTCTTTTAGGTTTGAGGTATCGTGAAAATCAACTAGGGCGGCATTAACGGGAGTTGTTCGTTTGAGTTTGATCACGGAGGGGGATAATACGGCGTTGTCAAGTTGGATGGAAGAAGTGTTGATCCAGGAAAAACCAACACTAACTCCGTCAACTTCAACAGAAACATGGTTACTGCTAATATATGGAAATGTGATAGTAAACGGTCCGGTAGTGCCGTCTGCGTCATATTCGACGTAGCTGTAAGACATTATGCTTTCCTTGAATTATTGGGTAGGTCTCTTACGCAATGATTTGGTTTTACGGTCCTCTAAGATGGCACTACCAAGAACTTTATCAAGTTGTTTAAGCTTATTGAGGGCTTTTTGGTTATAGACTGAGATTACCTGTTTAAGATGGTATACTTTACCGCCCTCATAGTCTCCTAGGGAATCTTGAAGACTGTGGTAGTAAGGGTCGTTTATTGTTTCGTACAGACGCTCTTGGAGCGTTT